CCGCCGACAGACAGCAGGCGGCTATCGTGTTTGATGTCGCAGCAGATATGGTGCGAATGTGTCCTGCGCTGTCAAAGAGAGTGAAGATTTTAGCGTCACAGAAGCGGCTAATATACATACCCACCAATTCGTTCTACCAGGTGCTTTCGGCAGAAGCGTACAGCAAGCACGGTTTCAATATCCACGGCGTTGTTTTTGACGAGCTGCACACTCAGCCGAACCGCAAGCTGTTTGATGTAATGACGAAAGGCTCCGGCGACGCCCGAATGCAGCCACTGTATTTCCTTATAACCACCGCCGGAACGGACACTCACAGCATTTGCTACGAAACTCATCAGAAAGCCAAGGATATAATTGAGGGTCGGAAAATCGACCCTACTTTTTATCCCGTGATTTACGGCGCTGATGAATCCGATGACTGGACTGACCCGAAAGTGTGGAAGAAAGCAAATCCGAGCCTTGACATTACGGTCGGTATCGATAAAGTAAAAGCCGCCTGCGAATCGGCAAAGCAGAATCCCGGCGAGGAGAACGCTTTCCGACAGCTTCGTCTGAACCAGTGGGTAAAGCAGGCGGTGCGTTGGATGCCGATGGAGAAATGGGACAATTGTGCATTCGCCGTTGACGAGGACGAACTGGAAGGTCGTGTCTGCTACGGCGGGCTTGACCTTTCGTCAACCACGGATATTACTGCGTTCGTACTTGCTTTTCCTCCTTTGGACGATGAGGATAAGTACATCATTCTGCCGTACTTCTGGATTCCCGAGGATAATCTGACTCTGCGTGTTAACCGTGACCATGTTCCTTATGATGTGTGGGAACGACAAGGTTATTTGCAGACAACCGAGGGTAATGTAGTGCATTACGGCTTTATTGAAAAATTCATCGAGAAACTCGGCGAACGTTTCAATATCCGTGAGATAGCCTTTGACCGTTGGGGTGCGGTTCAGATGGTGCAGAACCTCGAGGGCATGGGCTTCACAGTAGTGCCTTTCGGACAGGGGTTTAAAGATATGTCCCCGCCGACAAAGGAGGTGATGAAACTGGTGCTTGAACAGAAAATAGCCCACGGCGGTCACCCTGTTCTGCGGTGGAACATGGACAATATTTACATTCGCACCGACCCCGCCGGTAACATCAAGGCTGATAAGGAAAAGTCCACAGAAAAGATTGACGGAGCAGTAGCTACTATTATGGCTCTCGACCGCGCTATCCGCTGCGGAAACGACCACGGGGCTAGTGTGTATGATGACAGAGGAATACTTTTTATCTGATGCGTATAATCTTATTGACAAAGTAGCATAATTGTGATATAATATGACTACCAACATAGGAGGTGTTTTTTATGACAAATTCTATTTCAATAAGACCGTCAAAGGACATTCGCACTAATTACGCTCAGATTTCCGCACTTACAAGAGATAATCCGGTAGCAATCACGGTTAACGGCAAGGAGGATACTGTACTTCTTAGTCATGAGGATTATCAGCAGACCATGCATTATATTTCCGAGCTTGAAGAAAAACTTGCTCTGTATGCTCATCTTGCGCAAAGCATGGATGATATAAGGCTTGGAAGAGTCCACAGCGCTGATGATGTATTCAACGATTTATTAAACGACCTAGAGAACCTTGATGTATGAATTGCAGAGTAATATTCACTGATACGGCAGAAGCTGATCTTCGCGATATAGCCTTTTATATTGCAAAGCAGTCAAAGGATAAGAATATTGCGATCCGTTTTGTAAACAAGCTAAGAGAAAAATGCAAAAATCTCGAAATACTGCCGGAAAGCGGCTCGCTACCCAAGGAAAGGGTTCTTGTGAGTAATGGATATCGTTTTCTCATTCATGATAATTACCTTATGTTTTATTATTATGTCAAGGAAGAAAACACGGTATACGTTAATGCGGTTTTCAACGCAAAGCAAGATTATACCCGCGTGATGAAAAAGTTTATATAACATAACAGAATAATTGTTAAGCATCTGTCAGCAATGGCAGGTGCTTTTCTTATGCCCATTTTACGAAAGGACTGACTACATGAAGATTTTCAGCAGTTTATTTCATTCCAGGGATAAGCCTAAAAACAGCACTGCCGGCAGCGCCTACCGCTTTTACATGGGCGGTTCTACCGCCGGAAAGAACGTCACCGAGCGTTCCGCAATGCAGATTACCGCCGTGTATTCCTGTGTTAGAGTGCTGTCGGAAGCTGTGGCGGGACTACCGCTGCACGTCTATAAGTACCGTTCGGACGGCGACAACATGGACGTTGCTGTCGTTTGCCCCAAGCGCGGCATGGACGCCGCGC